GCGCGTTGGTCGTCGCGGCCAGCGTGCGCTTGTAGGTCGCGCCGTCGTAGATATCGATTTCGAACGACAGCTCGGCCTCGCCATGGTTGGCCGGGTTGAGACCGGTCGCAATGCGCGAGCGATAGTCCCATGCGAGGTCGATACCGTTCGGCGCCGCCACGGTCGCGTCGAGGTTGACGCAGGCATAAGGCGTCTCGGCCGCGCCGGTGATGACGTGCGGCTTGGCCGCGCTCACCGCCGGATTCTGCCCGATGCCGGCCGCCAGGTAATACAGCGTGTCGCCGAGATCATCGACCGGATGGTTGGCCTTCTTCAGCCAGACCGGATCGATCGTGACGAAGACGTCGCCAGCCTCATGACGATCGCAGAACACCTCGGTGCCGCGATAGCCGCGCAAGGTGAAGCCGGACAGCGTATAGGTGCCGTCGAGATTATCGACGACGCTCTTGAAGCCGACCCACTCCCAGCGGCCGTCGATGCCGATCAGCGCATTGTTGGCGCCGGCCAGAACCTCGGCCTCGGTCGCATCGACCAGCCCTGAGCTTGTCGATGGGTCGGCGGTGACACGCCGGATGGTGACGGCCGATGTGTCGTCCAGCGCGAATGGATCAAGCGGCGGTGCCAGCGCCGAGGTGCAGACCCCGACGATGCCGGCGTGCGGCGACTGGTTGAAGATGGCAATCAGCGTCGCAGTCGCCAGCGGCCCCCGGTACAGCGTGCCGCCCGACCATGCCGTCTGTCCGCGCGGCGCCACCACGCCATACTGCACCAGCGAGGCGCCGGCAGTGTCGTCGGCATAGCGGAACAGCGGCATGTCGAGATGCAGGTACTGCGTCGCGAAGTAGACCTGCACCGAAACCAGGTTGTTGGAAACCGCCGTGACCGTCGTTGCGACTTCCGTTTGAAAATCGCGCGCCGAGATCTCGACGCCCATGTTGCGCAGGTCTATCGCGACCTGCTCGATCTGCGCGGTGTAGGTGATAGTTCCGGACGGGAACGAGACGATGTCACCCGGCAGTGCAGCGATGTGCTCGGGAGCCACGACCAGGCTATGGCCGCGACGGTTCTCCTGGTATTCGAAAAACTTCTCGGTGACGATGCGCTGCGCCTCGGCATCATTGAGCAGGATCGGCGTCGAGAACCGTGGCGTGGTGATCGAGTTGAGCACGCCGGTGGTCATCGAGAACGAGGTCGGCCGCGGCTTGTAGACGCCCTCCTTCGATTGATATTCCATCTCGACCGCCGACGGCGTCCTGATGTTGGCCTCGTCGGAGGTCTGCACCGGCGGATCGCGCTCGACGAGGTCGGCCGTATCGAACGTCACGTCGACAGCCAGCAGACTGCCCTGTCCCGCCTTCTTGAAATAGAACCCGGACCCGGTGTCGGCCCAGGCGAACCCGTAGGTATCTGCGAGCGGCCGCACGGCATTCTGGATGGTGGTGTTGCTGCCGATCACGAAGCCCCACGTCTGGATGCCGGTGAAGCCTTCGAAGGCGAGATCGGGCGGGCCGAACCCGGCCAGATACATGACGTCGGTGACCACGTCGTCGAGGTCGAGCAGCCGCGGCGCGGTACCTGGCAGCCGGTATTCGGTCCACCAGTTGTCGCCGAAGAAACTGTAATAGGAGCGCCGGTTGTGGTCGAAGATGACGCCGGTCCACTGGTCCGCGACCGCGACATTGTCGGTGAATATCGACAGCGTCTTGTCGCGGATGTTGAGCAGCCTGATGAAGCCGCCGTCGCTTTTGAACAGCGCGAAGCCCGGCCGCGCCCAGAACCGCTCGAACCCGGTGAACGGCATGTAGTTGAGGAGAAAGAACCCGGGATCGAAACTGGCGCTCGCCACCCCGGTGAGCGGATTGACATAATCGACGTGGCCGGTGGTCGTCGCCAGCACGATCGACGTGACTACGAGGTAGCCGGTCTCCGGATCGAAGTGCAGGCCCCTGATCGGATTGGCAGCGGCATAGACCAGCGCGGTCGTCCAGGTGTCGCCGTTGAACGTGTGCTCGTAGACCTCGGTCTCGACGCCGTACTTTTTCGAATAGAACGAGACGCTGCCGCCGCCCTGGCGTCCCCAGGCGGGCGGCCCGTCGAAGCCGATCGTTCCCTCCTCGACCGTGAATGTGCCGGCGGCGATGTCGGCAACGCCGAAATGGATCTGCTGGTTTTCGCCGGTGTGGCGGTTGAAGCCCATGAACACGTGTTTCTCGCCGAACGGCAGCCCTGCCGTCCAGGTGATCTCCTCGGTGCCGGGCGCGGCATGCTCGGCCACGATCGCGCCGGTCACCGCGTCATAGATGCGGTCGACCGCGTTCAGCGGTCCCGGCGAAGACGCCATGTGCAGCTCGGCCAGGACGTGGCCGGTGCCGCGCAGCGCCATGATCTGCGGCCGGCCGCTGCTCGCGTAGTAGGCGCCCGAATCGGCAAGCGGCACCCGGTAGCGCTCGAGGTGGGTGTCGATGTCGAGAACGGCGAGCTGGTACGCGCCCGCGCTGACGTCGTCCTGCTCGAGGATGTGATAGATGACGCCGTCGGCGGGATCGTAGGACTCGCCGTAGGCGACCGGATCCGCGAACGTGTTGGGGGTCGCGCCGGTCCATTCGATGCGCTGGGTCTCGCCGAAGTCGGTGGTGCCGTTGGAGATGACGCAGGACACGCTCGGCGGCGAATCGGCCGGGTAGCCGTCGAGAAATAGCATCACGAAATTATGATAGGCGCCGGCATTGGCGCCGATCATCTCGGTCAGGATAGGGTCGGCCGCTATGTGCCGGCCGCCGTAGAAGCGCAGCGTCTGCGTTGCCGATATCCCGATCTCGCTATCGTAGACGACGTCGCCGTCGACCTCGACGCGGATCAGGTCATAGCCGCGCTCGAACACGTCGTAGGCCAGCACATAACCGGCCATGGTCTGCGTCTGGATATCGGTCGAGCTGGAGGTCGTGGTCTGGGTCGCCGCACGCCGGCCCCATTGCGATGCGGCCATCGAGGCGGCGCCCGGGTTGCTGCCGACCACCACGACATTGCCCGATGGCGGGATTGTCTGCGTCGATGTCGTCGTCGTCACCGTGGATATCTGTTCGACGCCACCAATGAAGTAGACGCCGTCGACGCGGCCGGTGCCGACCACGATCGGCAGCGGCTGGCCGAGCGCCTGGTTGGCCTGCGAGTTGGTCCTGGCGACCAGCACCGCGGGCTGGACCGTGACCTCGGTCTTGCTGGTTGGGCCTCCTGCGCTGAAGCGCGCCCATTGCGACTGCGCGAACGAGGCCGCGTCGGGGCTGCCGCCGGTGATCGCAAGGACCATCAGAGCGCCACGAAGTCAAAGCCGCCATAGCGGTCGAGCTGGCCATAGACGGCGCAGTCGGTGCGGTTCTTCTGGCAGCCCGCCAGCACGTCGAACGCGTCGCCGGCCTGGATGTCGAACGGGAAGTCGGTGACCATCTCGAACAGCCCGGATCCCGATGTCCACTGCCGCACCCATCCCTCGGCGCCGGCATTGTCGCCGGAGGTCCAGTTGACCTTGCCGTGCGTGAACGACAGCGTGCCGGGACTGGTTATGGTGGCCGTGAATTTTCTGCGGCTGGTGACGGAGGACACGGCTCCGGCCCGCGTCCATGTCGCCTCGACGGCGCCGCATTGCCGGCTGGCGAACTTCCACGGGCAGGCCGGTTGGATGGTGAACAGCACGATGTCCTTGAGCGCGTCGGCGAGCGTGACCAGTTCCATGCTGCCCTGCAGGCGGTCGCCGTAGTCGGTGCGGCCGACGAAACCTTGGGCAAGCACGTTCCTGTCTGCCGGCGTGGCGGTATGCGCGATCCACAGGACGATGGTGGCGCCGCGCCATGCCCCGCGGCGAACGTCCTCGATCAGGATCGGGCCGTCGTCGGACAGCGGCATTTCGAAATCGATGGTCGCCGCCTCGCCGCCATTCTTCACGGTATAGCGGGTCAGGTTGAAGCCCGGTGTCTTGAGGTAGGTTTCGGCGCCGATGACCCTGTCGACGTCGTGGCTGGTGACGCGCACGGTCTGGCCGGTCGTGCTGGTCAGCTCGGCCAGGAAACAGCGGCTGATCTCGCTGCCGCCAAGCATGGTCAGCAGGGTGGCGTTCCAGCTCCTCATGGGACGATCTCGATCGCGGTGAGATCCTCGACCGAGATGATGTCCATCTGCGGCTGGAAGTCGACGATCGAGGTGAAGCGGTCGCCCTCGAACCGGACCGGCACGTAGTACTCAAAACTGGCCGTGACGATCTCGCTGTCGGGCGGCGCCACGACAAAGGTGACGAGGCCGGTGCTGCTCACCGTATAATCGGCCGGCGTGGCCTTCAGGACGCCGTCAACATAGACCGATAGCGTGCCCGGCTTGATGTGCCGGATGGCGCGCTCGTAGGGGTTCACGCCCGCCGTGTAGGTCTTGATGATCTGGAAGGCAGCGAGCGCCCCAGTGCCGACGCCGATCGGCTCCAGCGTAGCGGAAAAGTCCGACCAGTCCTTGAGTAACCACGACTTGAAATCACCCCTCCTGTCGAACCAGAATGCCTTGAGCTGCGCCTCCAGCTGCAGCCCGGTGTTCTTGAAGCTCCAGACATAGTTATGGATTGCCACCGAGCGGTTTTGCAGTCTGCGCTCCTGGCCGTTGACCATGGTCAGCTTGTCGGTGTTGAAGCTCGGCCCGCCCTTGAAGCCCAGCGCCATGCGCTCGTCCATGACGACGTTGTCAACGGCCATTGTATGCCCTCAGTGCGGCGTTGGCGCCGGCCGCTGCCGCCTGTTTGATTTCGGCGGCGCTCTGCGCCGACAGCCGCTGCCCCTCCAGCACCGGCTTGACCACCACGTTGACGTTGATGTTTCCCGACGTGCCGCCGCCGCTGGTAATCGTCGAGGCGTCCGTGACCGTATCGCTGCCCATGCGATAGGGCCGGCCGAAGGCACTGGTGATGCCCGAGTTGCCTCCACCGCCGCCGAACGTCATGCGCTTGCCGGCCCAACTGCCGAAGCTCGACTTGTTGGCCTGGATCTCATTATATAGCGGCGCCCTGTATCTTCCCGCCAGGATATCGCGATTGCTGCCGCTTGTGCTCGCATAGGCCTGGTTCGGCCGCTCGTAAGGCGCAAGTGCCGCGCCAAGACCTGAGACCGCGCGCGTGGTGCCCTCGACCGCGCGGGTGGTGCCCTTGGTCGCCTCGGTCTCCTTGTCGATGGCGTCCTGGATCTTGTCCGCGGCGTCCTCGTCGATCGCAGCCGGCCCCTGGTCGCTGCGGTAATGGACGCGAGGCAGGCCGCCGCCGCCACCACTCAGTCCCGCCATAGATGCGTTCTCGGCCTCGCGAAAGGCCTGGGCGAAAGCGCTGCGTGCCTCGTTGGCGACGCTGGTAAGCTTGGCGCGCAGCAGGTCCAGGTGCCCCACGGCCTTGTCAACATCGACCTTGACGTCAAAACCTTCTTCCGCCGCGGCCTTCAGCTCAGCGAGGTCGGCCTCAGCCTCCTTGATATCCGCGCTGATCGACGCAAAGCTTTCGTCGGATGCGGCCGCAATGTCTTTGACAATATCGACTACATCTTTGCCGCCAATGGTGAGCTTGAAGAATTGGCTGCTCATAAGCTTGCCGAATTCGTCCATGCTGGGATTGCTGACGAATGCGTTGATAGCGGTCGTGACCGCGTTGAGTTCCGTAGCGAATTTGGCGGTCGCTTCGGCGGCACCTACGAGCAGCGGCGCGGCCTTGACCAGCGCCTGGCTCAGCTGGACATCGACGACCTTGGCAAGCGTGGTGAGTTTGTCGTCCAGTTCGCCGGCCCGCGCTATCAGATCCTCGGGAATGATAATTCCGAGTTCCTTGGCCTGACGCTTCATCTCCTCAATGGATGCGCTGCCCTTGTCGAGCACACGCACCATCTCGGCGCCGCCCCTGCCGAACACGGCAGTCGCCAGCGCGGCCTTGTCGGTGGCGTCGGTCATCTTCGCCATCGCATCGGCGACCAGCTTCAGCCGTTCCTCCTGGCTGGTGGCGTGGAGAACCGATTGCAGCAATTGCGGGTTGAGCTTGATCAGTCCGGAATAAAGCGTGCCCGTCCCTTCCTTGGCCAGGCCGGCGTTCTTGGCGAAGATCTCCAGCGACTTGTTGAGGCTTTCCTGCTCGACGTCGGCGAGCGATGCACCGTGCGAAATCGCCTGGAACGTATCGGTGCTCAGCCCGGTCGCCTTGGCGCGGTTACCGATCTCCTCGAAATCGGACAGCGACTGCCGCGCCTTGCCGAGCGCTGCGGAAAGCGAGCCGATGGAAGCCAGCGCACCACCCGCAACGATGCCGCCGACAAACCCGGACATGACGCCGCCTGCCGCCTTCGACGCCTTGGCGAAGCCGTTGACCGCGTTGGACATGCGCTTGGATTCGCGCTCGACCGTGCTCGCGCTCTGCTTGAAGCCCTGCGTGAACTTCGCGGTATTGGTACTGAGGTCGATGCTTATGCTGCCGACTGTTGCGACCATGTCAGTGCACCACTTTCATCCTGCCGGGTGTTTTCGATATCGCTCGGGCGATCGCATACTGCTGCGCCAGGGTCTGCGGCTTGGCCTTGGCGAACAGCGCGTCCTCGGTCCTGGGGAAATGCTTGTGGTCAATGCGCTGGTAGACCGCGGTGCGCCATGCAAGGCGGGACATGTTTTCTTCGGAAGCGCGGAAGGCAATCACTACGTTGTGCGCCGTCATCGTCCAGAAGTCGCGTTCGGTGATGCCGGCCCGTAAAGCGTAGAACAGGAGATATCCCGTCAGGCTTTCGTGGCCTTCGTAGGGTTTGACTTGGACGCCTTTTGCGGCTGCTCGTTCTCGTTGGCCGCCACCCATTCGTCATGGGTCTTGCCGTACCTAAACAGCGCGAACGCATCGAGGCACTTGCGGGCGATCGGCTCGATCGGCGGCGGCACTTCCGGCAGCTCCTTGACCACCGCGCCATCCGGCCCGCGCAGCGACACTTTGAGGAACGCCAGCAGGTAGGTGGCCGACATCACCGCAATGCCCAACCCGACCTTGTGCGCGAAGTCGAAGGCGCCGAACTCGGTCTCGAGGATGCCCTGCCCGTGCATATCGAGGCGGATGGTAAACCCTTCGCCGAACTCCGGCGCGTCGACCTCCGCAATGAAGCGGTTGGCCATCACGGTGTCCCGTCACTCCACACCGGCGACGTCGACATGCTGATGGTGCCGGCATAAGTGACCATGTCGCCGGCCGGCGCGGTGATCGAGAACTGCGTGACCACACCAGCAAACGAGCAGATCGGCAGGGTGGCCGGCGCCCCGATGCCGCCATTGTCCGCGCCACTAAAATCGGCTTGGAAATTGGCGGGCGCGCCGGACTCGAACATGCCGAGGATGCCATCGGGCGGCTGCTGCTGCGGGCTGTCGGGATCGAAATGCCCCTCAAAGCTCACGGTGGCGGTCTTGTAGCCGGCCTTGTATTCCCGATAGCCAGACGTGCTCATCAGGTGCGTGGCGTCGATCTGGTCGGCCGACTGCTCGAGGCTGAAGTTTATCGTATTGCCGATGTGGGTGAATGCCTCGGCGGGCGTGGCGCCGTCGCCCAACTTCAATTGGGCACCAATGGAAGTGAAGCCGGTTGTTGCAGGCATGGCAGTTTTTCCTTTCTGTTAAAATCAGCGCCAGCGGATGGCGAATGACATGACGCGGCGGGCGGTTGACTGGTCGTCGGCCCAGTCTTGAAAATCGATCGGCTCTTTTGTGAATGACGCCCTGATCGCCCCTTGTGTGAACAGCAGATCCCGCAGCGCGAGCTTGACCGTCTCGCCGAGGTCGAGCGCATCCGATCCCTTGGCCGCAAGGCAATGGATCTGCACCGACGATTCCGGATATTGCGATGAGCCGGCGAGCAGCATCGCCTCGTCCTCGGCCGATAGCGCCACCGCGATGGCCGGCAGCGCCGTCCCCTGCGGCAGCGGCGACACATAGATCCGCGTCGAGGTGATGGCCGTCACACTGGACTGTGCTGACAGCGCCTTGATGGCGAGTGAAACGGCGGTGATCATTCGACGAGCCTCGCCAGCACCTTGAGATACTGGCGGCGGCCGATCTCACGCGGTTGGCCAATGATATCGTAGGCCTTGGCCTCGTAGACGATGCGGTCCTTAACCATCACATCGGTCCGGTGCCGGATAGTGAAGAACCCCTCGAAGCCGGCGAACTGGCGCGCCGATGCCTCGCTCTCGGTCGAGCGGTGGAACTCGAGCTTCGCCCAGACCTCGTCGTAGGTCGCCCAGTTTTCGACCGGCTCGTTGTAGTCGTTGCTGCCGGACGGCGTGTTGTGCTGCAGCTCGATGCGACGATCGAGTTCGCCAATCGAAGGAATGCCTTCGGGCATCAGCGCGGCACCTTCTTAAGTTTGGCCGCCCGTTTTTCCATCTCCGGGCCGATCCTGGCGCCGAAGCGCTTCACCACTTCGTCGCGGGTGGAGTAGTAGGCCGGCGTGAGGAACGGATGCGGCGCCGAGCCGTGCCATTCAATGCCGCCGGCACGTGTCTTCGGCACGGTCCCGAACTCCACCAGGTGCGCGTACTTCACCGGCTTGCGATCTCCGCGCTGGAAGTCGGCGGCCGGCCCGACGCGGTGGCGCGGATTGACCTTGGAGGATTTCGGCAGCCGCTTGATGGTCAGCGAGGCCGCCAGCGCGCCGGTGCTGCGCTCGAACTGCTGCGCCCGCACATTGCGCCGGGCAGCAGCGAGCGTCGGCTGCAGGGCAAAGCGCGACGTGGCATTGAGCGGCACGGCCACCTGCTTCGCCAGCGCGCGCAGCGCCGCCGACGTCTCACGGCTTCCGCGCACCTTTGCGGTGACCTGCATCTCGGCTCACAATTTTTGGGAATGCGCCATTAAGCCCCCAGACGTGCGCACGTGTCAATGCCGGTGTGTTTCCTACCGCCGCACCCACGAACGCGCTGTAGGGTGCCTCTACGGCCCGGCAAATGGCATTCTACGCCCACATCTTCGCCAGCGCGGTCAAATGCACCTTAAGAAGATCCGCGGCAAAGTCCCGCTCGCGCCGGGTCCGGTAGAGGTCGCGGATGTGATAGCCGTCGCCGCAGACCTTGCCGACCAGCGCATAGCCGTGCTCGCCGAGCAGGATCCTGGCATGCCGCAGATCCTGCGCCGCGGTAAGGCTGGTCTCGGCGAACGAGGACGCCCGACGGCTGCTGTCGACGCGCTCGGTTAAAGCCGGATACGAAGTGCGCATGCCATGCACGGCTTCCCATGATGCGCAGAAACGTTGCGCCGCCGTCACCTGCTCGTCATCGAGCGCGCCGTGTGCGGCAAGCGTCGTCACCGACCATTCGCGCAGCCGGATCACACCCATGCCGAGCCGTTCCATGTCTTGACCGGCTTTTGCACCCACGCGCTGCCCGTCCACACCTTGGCCGGCCTCTGCACCCAGCTCGTGCCGTTCCACACGCCGACGCCGGCAAGCGCCGCCGCGGTCGAGATTGTAACTGCACCGACCGAAGCGGTGACGGCTTGCCCCGTGGCAGTCGCGCTGGCCTTGCCTGTGGCCGTGACGGTGCCGACGCTGGCGGTGACCGCTTGGCCGGTGACGCTGGCGCTGACGCCAGCAGCGGCAGCCGCGATCTTGAACGCGCCGGCGATGACGACATGGCCGGCGCCAAGCGAGGCGGTGGCGGTCAGGTTGCCGGTCGCTCCGGTCGTTGTCCTGACCGCGTCGAAGATCGCCAGGCTGGTGTCGTTGCCGGTCGTGGTCAGGTTGTCGGCGCGCTCGATCCACGCCGTGGTCGAGGGCGCGGTCGTGGTGTCGGTCGCGCCGGATGCCGTCAGCGGCGTCGTGACGTTGCTGAATGCGGACCATGCGGCCTCCTGGCCGCCGGCTGCCATGGCAACGATCAGGTCGTCGTCCTGCGTCGTCGTTAGTCCGGTGACGCTAACAGCCAGCGTGTTGACCGCCGTGGTGACCGCCGTCGAGACATCAAGCGGCGTAGTTGTCGCACTCCCGCGATAGGCGACGATCTGGCCCATGGCCACGCTGACGCCGGCCGGGATATCAAAGGTCAGGTCTGTCGTCCCTGACTTCACCCGATAGAGCATTGTGCCGGACGCCAGCGCGCTGGTTGTGGTCAGCGCGTTGTTGTTGTTCTGGCTGCCGACCGCCGTCCAGCCGGTGTTGGTGACCGCCGTCGTCGCGGTCGATCGCGAGGCAATGCACGCCACCAGCAGGTCGCCATCAGCGACCCCGGCAGGCTCGGTCAGCGTCAACGGCGTGGCGGTTGCAGTGACGACCGCCGAAACGCCAACGAAGGACCACGGCTGCATCGTTACGTCGAGATAGGGATCGTCGGTGGTCCCTGTTTGATCGGCGAGTGTTACGGTACACTGATCATTCACAGTGGGAGCGGTATTGAGCCGCTGCCTCTGTGAATGCATCACCATCGTGCATGACGAAGACCTCGCCATTCCTGACACATCGGAAAATGTCGTGTTCTTTCGTCCTGCAATCGTTGGGACGGCCATCGAACCGAATAATGGTGTCAGCGCTGCGAGGGCGCTTCCGGCGATGGCATTCGCGGCGGATGATGCGGCACGTATCTCCCAGGTATCAGTGCTTACACTCGCCAATACATTAAAAGAAAAAACTGCCGATGCAGCTCCCGCTGGAACCGCACTCGTGTCAAAAATCGGAAAATACTGGCCGACCCGGTAACTTGGCGAAGTAAATTGCTGCCCAACGGCCCGCGTCGTATTGATTGTTTGAGTGGTCCCGACAAATTCTCTGGCGGTAGCATAAACAGTCTCGGCAGCCGAGCCGGACGATGCGTCACTTGTTGAAGCGTAGATGCGGGTGACGGCATAAACCGACATCAGACGAAGCCCTCCAGCATTTCATGGAGAGCCGCGATCAGATCCCGCTTCTCGTTGCCGGTCCTGGCGGCCGGAAGCACGGGCGGGTTGACGATGGTGATCTGGTGGGTGACCGGCTGGCCGGGCGGCCGCGTGAAGGTCACGTCAAGGAACAGCGCGGGCTGGTCCGTCGCCCTGACGCCATTGATGCGGAACTGGAACCCCTTGTGCGTGACGGTGCGGCCGAGCAGCGGCTTTACACGCGGGCGGCCGTTGATGATGACGTCGATCAGCGCCGTGACCTTCAGGTCATAGATCTGCTTGCGCTGCTTGTCCTCGTCGAGATCCCTTCGCGCCCGGATCGCGGCAATGGCATCGACGATCGGCACATCAGTCCCCTCAGGCGATGCGGATAATGGCGGACGTGGAATTTGCTGCTGGCATGACCACGGTAAAATCCCCCGCACTACTCGTCTTGTCCGCGCCGAAATCCAGCACCACGACCGCAGCATCGGCGACCGGCGTGGTCAGCGTATCGTTGTAGATCACGGCGCCGCGCGCCGTGAACGTGCTCGCCGCCCACACCTCATCGTCGAAATCCATCCACGCCACCGTGGTGGTGAGCGACGGCATCGAGGCGGGCTTGTCGAGCGTGTTGCCGGTCGTCGTGTAGGCAGTGCCGGATGACGACACCTCGCCTGATGTCGTATAGGCGGTGAGCGAGGCGTCCATGCCGGTTGCCGCATTGGTATGCAGCGACATCTTGAAGGTGTTGCCACCCGAGGTCGAGAAATTCATCCTCCCCGCAAGCAGATCCTGCTTGAAGCTCGAGCAGACGAAATTGGTTGTGAATGCCATGACTATCTCCTGTGGAGTTCGTAGATCAGCTGGGCTGCCTCGTGCATCCCCGCCTTTCTCAGTTGTGCCAGAATGGTGGTGTGGTTGGACAGGATCGCGCGGCGTACGCCCTTGAGCACGACCTCCCGCATGGCGTCCTGATAGGCGAGCGCCTGCAGCTTGATCTCGGGCGGTGCATTTTCCGAGACATGGATCAATTTGGCCGAGATCCTTTCGGCATAGAATTCCGGCGGATGGCCGCCATCGACGGTGGTGGCCACCGTGACTGCGCCGACGACGATGTCGAATTTCTGGCTAATGGTCATGTGGTGTCTATCCAGATGTCGTTGACGGCGGGAGACGAGGGCGCGCTCGACGCCACGGTCATCTTGGGGATCGCGGTCCACCCGGTACTTTGGCGCCCATATTGCCGGCCGTCGGTAGGTGCCTCGCCGATCGGGCTTGAGACACTTGCGCCCTCACGGGATACGATGATGCGTGCCGCTCCGATTGTAGTGCCGCCGGCTCGCCAAGTGACAGGCATCGTCGCGTAAGCGCCGCTATCGGTATAGGCGGAATTCAGCTCGTACAGTTGCCATTTGGTGGCGTCGTCGCGGTCCTGGAAATAGAACGTGTCGCCCACTTTGACGCGCTGCGCAAAATAGGTCTTGGTGTCGACGCCGTCATAGTTCGTGTAGTTAAACCAGAGCGTGGTGGCGGCCGACGGCGTGGCATTGTTGAAACGCACGGTACCGGCCGCTGGCGGCGCTGACGTCGTGGCGTTGAGCATGTATTCATGCACGGCCGATGAAGTGAACGCCACGACCTCGACCCAGGCGCCATCGCGGCGAGCGTACTGCTTGCTGTCACTGGCTGCATCGACGAGGAATCCGGCGACGGACGCCGTTGCCGTTGCGTGCAAGGTGCCGCCGCCACGATTGCCATGCTGCGCGTCACTGACGGTGCCGGTCGCGTTGCCAAGCGCGAGATAATACGCACCGCTCTGGCCATCCAGCAGATCGGCATCGAGTCCGCTTCCGGTGCCGTCGACGGTGACCAGCTTGGCCAGCACGTCGGCTGCGGTATAGGCGCTGCTGTTCAGCTTGCCGGAAATGGCGGTGTCCTGCGCCGCCTGCGCCGCATCGAGGCCCGTCACGCCACTGGACGCGATCGGCAGCGTCGGCGGGAACGTCGAGGGCTTGCCTGATATGTCGGCCCAGTCGACCGGATCAACCGCACCACCATAAACCCAGGTGGTTCCATTCCAGGTTTTCAGGATTGCCTCTGACACCGTCGCCAGCGGCTCAAGCGAAATAACCGCAAGGCTCTCGCCATTTGTTTGCGTCTGCGTTCTCGAACCGGTCGAGGTGACCGCGTCGTAGCCCCCCGAGCTGCCAAAGCCCGCGTCTGTGTTGTCGAAGTGCTGGCTGTCGAACCCGACCAGCGTATACGGCGTACTGATGCCGGCAGTCAGGCCCGCGATCAGCAGGCCGCCGTCAACGACGTCAATAACGACCTCCAGTGGCGAGACGACACCGTCGCTTCCGACATCGACCAGCGTCGGACTGGCCCCCGTCACCGAATAGTAATGGACGATGGCATGCGAATAGCTCGGCACGGAGACCGTCAGCGTCTGGGAACCTGATCCGGATGGAACCGCGGCAATCAGGATCGCGGTGTTATAGCCGCTGCCACTGGTGTTGATATTCACCGCCACCGTTGCCGTCACGCCCGCAAAGGTGCCTGCGGTGGCCCCACCCGGAAGGCCCGTCGACACTACCGCAACGATCTGCCGCGTGGCGCTGGCACTGCCGATATCGAGCGAAACCGAGAGCGTTCCGGGGGAGCCTGCGTCGGTGGTCTTGGCGGTGCCGAGATAGGACGCCACGACCGCCGCCCCAGCAACCGTGGGCGTGGTATCGATCCAGATGTCGTCGATGGCGGGGCTGGATGGTTCGACCGTGCCGACCGTGATGTTGTCGTCGCCACTACCGCCCGAAGGCGTCGTCCACTGGGTGTTGTAGTCGGTGGAGTTGATCTTCGCCAACACTTGCCCGGCCGTGCCGCCGGGAATGACGCCGGGACCGGTGGCGCCAGCCGGGCCAGTCAATCCAGGCGGGCCGCTGTCGCCCTGCGGCCCCTGCGGACCAGGAGGACCAACACCCTCGCCGTCACCGCCGGTAGTGCTGCCACCGCCGCCACCAACTTTGACAACGCTCCAGTCGCCATCTTGGCGAGCATACTGCTGACCGTCCTCAGGTGCTTCTTCGACTTCGCCGGGATCGCCTTTGTCGCCCTTTGGGCCGGGCGGACCCTGTTCGCCGGGATCACCCTGCGGGCCAGGCGGCCCCGCTTCCGCTTTCGCTACTGGCGCCTTCCGATTCAGCCTGCCGACAATTTCATCGAATGTCAGATCGTCAAGCATTCAAGCCCTCGGAACCCAAAGCCCGCCCATCATGTCGTTCAGCCAGTACGGCACCTGGTCGACCGTTTCCGTGGTGACCGTCTCGCGGTGCTCGTACATCGTCGCGGCAATGCGCAGGATGCTGCCGCGCATGGCCGGATCCATGGCGGTCAATGCCGCATAGCCGGCGGTCAGGCTGAAGGTGACGCCAGCGGGAAATACATCGCCGTCGGCGCGGACCAGCCATGCTGGTTCGGTCAGGCTAGCGGTCTCGAGCAGATAGTCGGCCGAGACGTCGCCGCCGGCATCGGCAGCCGTGAACGCGCTGACCGGTTGTACCGGGCAGGCATAGGTGGACGCGCCGCCGTCCGGCTTGAAAGCCACTGCAGCGGCAAAGATCTGCAGCTGCCAGAACTTCTCGGCATAGGCGATCGCCCATGCGATGTATTCCGTGATGGCCGCATCATCCTCGTCGACGTCGACGCGCAGGTGCTTCTTGGTCATGGCAAGCATGGCCGCCGGCAGCGTCGTGTAATCGACCGAGGTGAAGGTATGGCTCATTGCCGCTCCTCGTCATAGCGTTCGAACATGCTGCGCAGGTCGAGGGTCATCGCCTTGCCGTCGGTTGTCTCCAGCACCAGCGCATAGCCCTTCGTGACGGCGCGCTGGATCCCGACGCCGGGCCTCCCCTTCTTGCCCTGGGCGCCGAGCATCCAGCCCTCTCCGGGCAACGGTCCCGGATTGTCATATTTGGCGATCCACTCCGAGCCGTTAGACGCGACACGGTCGTGCTTCCCGTAAGTCTCGCTGGCGTCATACTGGCCGCGCGCCTCGCCGGTGACGCCATCGGCGCCGTCGCGGCCTGGCGTGCCTTCGGGTCCGGGCGGCCCTTCCGTGATGCTGGCCAGCCGCTCCTCGAGTTCGGCCGACAGCCGCTCGAATCGCCGGGTGGCCGCGAACAGTTTCTCGTCGAGTTCGAGCCGGTCCTCGCGCAATTTCTCAAGCGCCGCGGCAGCTACCTTTTCCGTCGGATCGGGTGCCGACTCGCCGGGGTCGCCCTTCTCGCCACGTTCACCTGACTGTCCCGGCTCTCCCGGTTGGCCACGCTCACCGGCTTGACCGGGGTCGCCCTTTTCACCAGCCTCGCCAGGATCGCCCTTGTCGCCCTTCTGTCCCGGCTCGCCGGGCATTCCCTTTTCGCCTTGCGCTCCCGGCTCGCCGTCCTTCACCGTGGCCAACGCCTGCGCGACCTCGAGCAATGCGGCTGTCTTGTGCGCGTCGATCTCGGCCTTCAGCGTCGACGTGAGGTCGCCCAGCCGATCGCGCTCCTCGGCAAAGCGGCGGCCGAGTCCGTAGGCCAGGTCCTCAAGCTGCTTCTCGTGTTGCATCCTGCAGCCCCTTCTCGAAAAGCACCTCCAGGCTCATGCCCTCGTCCTGCGCCGAAGCATCGTCCGCGGCTCCAGCCGGAGGCGGCGCCGGTGGCGCATCCGGCCGCGGCGTCATTGGCGGCGCCTTGTCCCATGCCGACAGCGGCACGACCTGCTGCTGGACGCGCGGCTCGTCGCCGCTCGGCGCCGGCGGCAGCTCCTCGAACT